TCATGTAAGACCTAATCTTGATCCTGCTAATGGAGCATGTACGATTAGCAATGCAAGTACATTTAATTGGAATCAATTATATTCAAAAGAAAAGAATTGGTTTTTGCATATAAAAGAAAATGGGACATCTATCGGAGATAATGTTATTCCTGAAGGTCTTTTAATACCTGCACACTCATATTATTTTTACACTCCATGGTCAAGTTCAATTCCCCCTTCTAATAGTTTTGGTGGAGGCTATAATGGAGGAACTGATATGACTACCACAATAGCTTATCCTGAAAGTTTTTTTACTAATAATGCTGCTGCTATTCCATCATCTATATCAGATGGCTATGTTAATATAAGAGATGGAAATCCTCTTAATCCTGACAGTAGGGTAGGGGTAGTATTTTCTGTAGAGGATGCAGGAGTAGAAGATTCAATGGAAGGAACTGGAGTAACACAATTTTATGGAAAGTTTTTTTATTCACCTTTAAGTAATAGTGTAAGTCCCAATTCAAATGCTGTATTAAAAGTTAATTTTTTAGTAGCAGATTTACAAGAAGATAATGAGTCTTCACTTGAAAGCGAAGGTGTGGGATTGTTAAATAGTCAATCCTTTGATACATTAAGCAATTCCAATAATGCTTTAACAGGTTTTTCCAGTAACACACCTAGCCAAATTTTTGCGACATCAACTGATTGGGCTAATCCTGGTGATTTTAATGCAGGTATTTTAAGGTTTTGGGCTGTAAATGATTCAGGTGATGAAGACGATACTGCTCCTATTAACATTAGATTGTATCATTTAGGGGTTACTCATATCCTTGATATTGAAAATATATTTGATAAAGATTTTTATGTAAGCTCAAAAGGAAGAAGCCTACCTGGTAATAGTGGAAATCCTTTGTCAATTATAAAAAATATAATAAATGAAGAATTAGAAATTCAACCTTCTATACATCAAAGCTACTCAAGTAATATAGGTAGTGGAAATAATTGGTTGTTAGCATTTTCTATTACTGAGAAAATTAATTCTAAAATATTAATAGAAAACATAGCTAAAAGCACTCCTTTTATTCCTTATTTTAAGTCTACATCTTCAGGTTCGTCTTTGGCTTTTACAATGATAAAAAATGAGTACAATCAAAATGAAGTAGACAAAACTATCTCCTCAAAAGATGTTGTTAGATTCTCATACGATAGAACTAAAATTGAAAATGTTAAAACAATGTTTAGGGTTCACTTTAAAAAAGATTATGCTAGAGATAGTTTTTCTAAAGTAACTCAATATAGAGATGCATATGATTTATTTGGAAATGGTGATTATAATGGAAGCTTTAATTATTACTCAAAAGAATATTTAGGATTATCTAGTAGCAACCCTGGAGATTCTGTTGTAGAAATTGAAAATGAATTTATAAGAGATTTAGCTGTTGCTAGAAGATTAAGAGATTTTTTAACTGCACACCATTGCAATCAACACACGATAATAAAGTGTAAATTACCATTAACATACATTGATTTAGAAATAGCAGATATTGTTAGATTTGATAATTTAATTCAAGGGCAAAAAGCCTATAACGAAGATTATTCAGTAGATAATTATTATATTAGGAATGGTCAAGGCATATACCCATATTTTATGGTAACATCTGTAAATAAATCTATAGACTCAGTAAGTATTGAATGCATCCAATTACACAAACTAACACCTGAAATTAATATTATTTCTACAGGCTCAGGAGATATTTTAAGAAAAGATGGAAATCCTAACTCTGATGATATAAACTTGTTTCAAAATTATCTAAATGGATATGAAAAATATTTTACAGAAGGGCAGAAACAAAATGCAGATATGTCAGCAGATATGTTAATAGATAATAAAGATTTATCTCAATTAATAGAATATGTAGATATATTGGAAAACCCCGAGGAAATTCCTGATGACACTTCAGAGGAAACAATGCCTGAAATATCAGAAGACAACTACTTAGGTACATTCACTTTAGCTAGTGCTACTATAACTGGAAATTGGGGAGCAATACAAACAACTCAAGCTGATACTGTTTTAATGGGTATAAGCAGAGGATGGGATGATATTTCTACTGACCTTAATCATAATTTTTTAGAAGAGCAAGAAGGTCTTAATATTTTTAGAGATAACCCTGATATATTTAATGCAGGAGGTTATGTATTTGTTGATAATGCTGATATATTAGAAAGACAAACTCCTATATCAAATGAGTATTATACAGGATCAGGGCAAAATATTCCCTCTGTGTTTGTAGGTTGGCATATGAAAATAGGAGATGAATGGGTTAGAGTAGAATTTGCTGGGGTTAGTTATTATGTTACTGGAAGTAATGCTGGAAAATTAGCTAGAGCATATATAAGGATAGAAAGAGGTTTATTTGGAACAGAAATTGTTGCACATGCAGGAGGTGAGCCTGTAGAGATTTATAATTCAGCACCAACAGATGACCAAGTATAAAAAGAAAGGTATTTAATGTCATTAGTACAAAGAAGTAAAACTTCAAAAAGATTTTATAAAAAACTTAAAAATTTTTCAACTGCATCAATTGAAATTGGAAGTAGCGAGTCATCAATAAATGAATTTAATTTAATTTTAGATGGTGTTTTTAAAATGATTGTTATAACATACGAGGGTGAAAATAAAATTATACCAACAAATTACCTTAATTTTAAGATTATCAAAAACATAAACACAATAACAATAATTAATTATAGTAAGAAAGCTTTAAAAAACAACCTACTTTTTGAATATGTTGGTAGCATGATTATAAAAAATGCTAGAATCTATAAATGGGGAGGAAGATCTCAATTAGTTAAGTTTGAAGTTCCTTTAGCAACAATAAATATTTTAAAAGATAGCAATTTAATGTCTAGCGATGCTTTAGTGTTTAAAGAAGAATACAATGAAGAAAAATTAGATAGAGATGAGAAAATAAACAGAAATGCCTTACTAGAAAAGAAATTAAGGAGATATAATGGCATATAGTAGTGTAGGAAGACCAGTATTTTATATAGATAATTATCAGTACCACAAGACAATAGGAACTCAAATGACCACGATTGGTTATGATGGTGTCTTTGGCTTTGTAACACCTGATAATGCACCTGAGTTATTTACACTTAATCCTGCTATAGGTAAACGATTGTATGACATTACTGGTGATAGTGATAATGTTATACATGTCCCAATGCCATCTTCTTTTATGGATTACGACCTTACAGGAAATATGAAGACTTATATTGCTGTTTTAAATCACAATGGTGTAACTAATGCTGGATGGGGATATCAGGAGGCTTTAGCTGACTATCCATCCTATTTTCAAAGAACAAATTCTCAATCTAATGCTGTAGAAGTTTTAAATGGTCAATGGGATGGTAGCTGGTATCAGCCTTTGTCAGGTTCTTCTATAGTAACAGGTTCTGATCCAATTGAAGGTGAGAATTTTCGTGTAGGTTTGCTTAATAATTCAAGTCTAAGGGTTGGGGCTATTAGCACAGGCATTCAATACACTATGCCTCATTCTCCTGATTTAAAGCTAAATATGGAAATAGAAATGGATGGTATTGATACTACAACTACATCAGGTGGTGGAACTATATCTAATGTTAAATATACAGGTAATCCATTATGGGTCAATGGCAATAACAGAACAAATCCTTTTGATGTATATGGAGATGAAGGCTTGGATGTTACACAAACAGGAGCTAGAAGAAATGGTAGAAAATCCTGGAATCTTAAATTCTCTTATATAAGTGAAACAGATTTATTTTCATCTAACCCTAAAGGTGGTAATTATACTGAGCATCCTGCTGATTCTACTTATAATGATGGAGATTTATCTTCAGGAGCACAACATTCAGAAAATACATTAGCATTTAATATTGAAACAGATGATTCATTCTATGCACAAGTATGGAATAAAACACTAGGAGGTGCTTTGCCTTTTATATTTCAACCTAATAGTAATGACAATGATGACTTTTATATTTGTAGGTTTGATCAGAACTCTTTAAGAGTATCTCAATCTGCTTATAAAGTCTATGACATATCT